TCAGGAGGCGGCCACGGCGGCGCCGGGCACGACCCGAAGCCAGTTGGTCCCGTTGCTGACCGCCAAACACCACGCGCCAGCGTTGCCATTGGGGCATACGACCAGGCGGTTGGTGTGGCTGGCGGCCGAGGGCAGGTCGGCCACGGCGTAGGCGTCCAGGATGGTCCGCCGGGCCGGCCACACGTAGCTGCCGGCGTGGACCTTGACCAGTCCATCGAGGTCGGCGCGGGCGATGAGGTAGCCGGTGGGGATGGTGCCGCTGGCCGGATCGGCGGTCAGGAGGGCGGGGGTGAGTTGCTTCCAGGTGCCGGGGGCGCCGGCGGCGGTGCAGAGCCACCAGGCTCCGTAGGCGTCGCACCATACCTCTTTCTCGACGTGGGCGCCGGCGGCCGGTGGGCCGATGACGGTGGTGGCCACACCGCCCACCAGGTCGGGCAGGCGGGTGAAGAGGGCGCGGTCCACGGCCTCGAAGTTGTCGTCGGCGACGGTCGCCGGATCGGCGACGCCAGTCAGGGTTCCCAGGCGGAGGTTGCTCATAGTTTGATAATTTTGATTTGGTCGCGCGCCAGGCCGGTGATGCCGTCGCGCTCGTGCCAGATCCGGACGCTGAAGTCCTGGAGGCTGCCGAGGTGGGTCAACAGGTCGGCGGCGGTGAAAGTGCGGGTGGCCACGCCGGCGGCAAGGGTTTCGGTGAATACGGCACTCCCGCCGACGTTCCACTGCAAAACGGTCCGTGGCAGGCCCGAGGAAAGGGTCTGCCAGCCGCGCGCCCGCTCGATGCGCGTGTCCCAGGTCAGCACGAGGTCCTGGCCGGTGCCGAGGCTGGGGGCGCGGGTGCCGTTGCCGCGCAGGTTGACGGGCGCCAGCGGGAGCAGGCCGCGGCCGATGATCGTGCGGCTGATCGGGGTGGCGTCGGAGAGGTCGAGGCCGGCCCCGAGGACGAAGGGCTGGAGCTTCCAGGTGCGGCTGGCGAAGACCGGCCAGGCGAAGTCGTCCACGGTCCAGGGCTGGAGTTCGCGGCGGCGGAAGAGGAAGACGTGGGCGCCGGCGGCGTGGGAGCGGCGGCCGGTGTCAAAGCGGCCCCGAACGGCCGCGACGCGATACTGGCCCGGTCCGACGAGTTGGGCGTCAAACAGGCTCAACAGTTCCTCGGCCCAACCGTCCTGGTAGGTCTCGGTGCCGCCGGTTCCGGGAACGGCCGGGTAAAGATCGGTCTCGCCGGCATAGACGACGTGGGCGAGCAGCTCGTCGTTGAGGGCGTCGGCGAGGGTCAGGCCGGCGGGCAGTTCGGTGTCGGGGCCGTCCAAGGTGAGTAGGAGCCCGCCCGCATCGTCAATCAGCGCGGTCTCCCGCGGGTAATCCTCATCCAGCGTCGCATGGAGAACGAAGTCGAGCTGGTCCTGGACCTGCCGGTAACTGCTGCCGGCGAGGTAATGGGCGGCCAGGCGCGTGGTCAACTCGGTGGGGCGGGCGGCGAGGAAGGCCAGGCGGGCGGCGCGGGTGGCCTGGTCGGGGGTGAAGGGCAGCTCGAGGAGGGCCTGCTGGGTGACCGGCTCCGGCTCGTGTTCGACGGGCGGGGGCGGTTCGACGAGGGCGGGGCTGAAATACTTCCCGTTTAGGTCGGAGCGGTCGAGGAGGTAGCTGATTTCGACCTCGGGGCGGCTCGGGCTGGGCCGGTTGATCTCGGTGATCTGGCACGGCAGGTTGCACAAACCCCAGTGGCCGTAGTTGAGCAGGAAGCGGTCGCCGGCGCGGAGGGTGCCGATCCGCGAGGCGCGCACGCGGAGGGTGCCGGTGTGGGTGGGGAGCGAGGCGCGGGCGGCGGCGATGGCCGCCAGCACGGCGGCGAAGAGGGGGCGGGTGATCCAGGGGCGGTCGAGGCTGCGGACCCGGATGGCGCCGGTGATCTCCTGGTTGGCCGAGGCGTCGGCGGGCTCGGCGTCCTCCTTGTAGGCCCGCAGGCGGTTGGTGAATTTGACGTAGATCTGGTTGGCGGTGTCCTGCCAGTCGCCGGGCTTGGCGCGGGGTTCGGCCAGGAGATCGGTCTCGTCGAGGACCGGGAGGGTGTCGTGCTCGGTCCCACGCACCAGGCCCAGGGTGAGCCGGCCATCGGCCAGGGTGTTGAGGTAGCCGTCGAAGTGCTCGCAGAGCTGGACGAGGAGCTGACGCGCGCTCTGCTGGCGATTGACGACGGGGCTGAGGCCGACGCACTCGGCGTTGAGCTGGGCGGCCACGTCCTCGAGGCTGTCGGTGTCGAGCCGGTCCGGATCGAGGCCGAGACCGGCGCGGGGGTGGGTGATCCAGTCGTTGAGGATGGCGACGGGGTTGGCGTCGAGCTGCGAGTTGGCGCTGGCGGTGAGCCAGTCCGGCTGCGGGTAACGGCCGACCACGACCTCGTAATTGCCCACGCGGACCTCGGTTTCGAGGCCGACGGGGGCGAAGCCGATGAAGACCCGCTTGAAGACGAGGTAGGCCTGGCCGCGGTAGGCCGGGTGTCTCTCGCCGACCTGGGCCTCGGCGGCGGCGAGGTGGGTGTCGGCGGTCTGGCTCTCGGTGCCCCAGTAGAGGCGCACGTCGCCCTTGCCCTCGATGGTGAAGTCCACGTAATCGCCGCTGCGCTCCAGCTCACCCTCCCAGACGAGGTCGTCGTCGAAATAGACGGCCAGGAGCTTGTCGAGGGGACCGTGGCCGATGAGGGCGGCGAAGGAGGCGAAGTAATTGTAGCCCGTGGTCACGTCGGACTTCTTCACATCCATCTTGACCTTGCGGGCGGTGAGGTTGAACGCCTGGCCGAGGTAGGTGAGGCCGACGCGCTGGGTGCCGGCGAGGTAGGGGACGGGGCGGGCCTGCTCGTTGGTGGCCAGGCGCGACGGCTCGAAGCCGCCCAGGCGCGGGGGCTTGGCGGGGAGCTTGTCGGTGCTGCCGGAGTGGAAGCTCATGCGGAGGCGGGGTTCACCGTGGGGGCGCGGGGGCGCGGAGCGGCATTAACCGGGCGGAAGGCGGCCTCGAACCGCCTCCCGAAGGTCGGGTCGGCCAGCTCGGCGAATCCCGCCGTGCCGTGCTGCATGACGTGGAGGAAGCGGCCCTCGCCGGCAGCCACGCCGACGTGGTGGGCGAGGCGGCCGAGGCGGAAGACCACGAGGTCGCCGGGCAGACAGGAGACGGGAGACGGGGGACGGGCGGCGGTGCCGCAGGTCTTGCAGCCGGGCGGCGGGGGGGCTGCCGCGGCGTCGCAGCGGACGAAGCGCGGGCTGTCCGCCAGCCAGTCGAGCACGGCGCTGCGCTCGTTGTGATGCCAGCCGTCCATCGTGTAGCGCGGCGGCTCGAAGCGGTCGAGGTGGCCGCACTCGACATAGACGGCGCCGGCGAGCTGGACGCAATCCACGCCGACCCCCTTGAGGCGGGCGTAGGCGTGGAAGGGGGTGCCGAGCCAGGAGCGCAGGACGCCGGCGAGCAGATCGAGCCGGGCCGGGGAATTAAAGAAGGGGGCGCTCACTTCTTGCCTCCTCCGCCCCCGCCCTTCTTGAAGGCCCGCACGCTGAGGCTGGTCTGGGGGACGATGTGCCCCCCGTAGTTGACGAAGTTGTCGAAGTCATCGCACGCCGCCGGCGTGTGCTCGCAGCCGGGATAGAGGGTGACCTCGTCGTCCACGGCGGCATGGGCCAGCGGCCAGCTCAATGCGAGCGTGGCGCGGTCGCCGTCCGGCGTGCTCTGGAGGATGTCGCGGACTTCGAGCGTGGCACCCGCGCCGACCTTGAGCCAGCCGCGGGCGAAGTAGTTCGCGGCCACGCCGGTAAGGGCGGCGTCCTCGACGGTGACGAGGTTGCCCTCGATCGCGGTGATCACGGCCTCGATCTTCCAGTCGTCCGGGTCCACGCGGCAGGTGCGGGGGTCGCCCCAGCGGTAGTTGCACTTCTGCTGGATAAGCATGGGCGGGAGCTGCTGGCCCAGCGCATCGAGGAGCGAGCTGGCCTTGGCGGTGATCTTGCGGCCCGTGAACTCGGGCGCGCCGACCAGGCCGGTGAAGAGCACGTCGGCGGTGGCGAGGTCGGAGAAGTCGGCCATGAGGATCTCGACCCAGAGCGGCCGCGCGAGGGTGAAGGGGAGGAACTGGGCGAGCGGGTTGCCGCTCTCGTGGACGGTCTCGATCGTGACCTCCTCGCGGTCGGCTTTGAGGGTTTGGCGGAGGGCGCCGTGCGTGATCGGCCTGGCCGTCCAGGTCTGGCCGGCGGCGGTCAGGGTGTCGGGATACGAGGTGAAGCGCCAGTGGACCAGCGTGCCGCCGTAGTCGGCCCAGAAGTGATAGAGCCACACCGGCTGCTGGCCGGTCTCGATCTCGGCGTATTCGGTGGTCAGCTCGACGACCTTGAGGGTCCGCCGCATGACACCTTCGGCGAGGAACTCACCCTCCTCGGTGTCGTCGGCCAGGCGGACGTAGGCCAGGCCGTTGACCTGCCAGGTGGCATCCGGGGCGGCGGCCAGCGCGGCGGTGAGCGTGACGCGCTCGCGGCCGTTGCCGAGGTCGGTGACGTTGCTGATCTGGGCGGGCTGGTGTTGCGCGCCGTCCTTCGCGAGCCAGAGGTATTTGGCCGGGTGGGCGGACCACGCATCAGCCAGCCCCTGCGCCTGGATGTCGAACTGCGTGGTGCTGACGGCGGCGGCGATGACCATGGCCGCCTCGGGCGTGGGGAGCCAGAAGCCGTTGAGCCGGCCCTTGAGCGCGGCGGTGAAGGTGTCGAAGGCGGCGATCGCGGCGGCGCCGTCGAGCACCAGCTCCAGCTCCCAGCCGCGGACGACGTGGCTCTGGAGCGGGGCGAAGCGCGGCCCGCCGAAGCCGAGGGTGAGCGGGCGCAGGTCGTAGCGGAAGCTGCGCGGCGGCGCGGCGGCCCAGTTGACCGGGAACTCGAAAACGGGGCGGCCGAGGTAGGTCATGCGTAATGATCCCAGGCGCCGCCCTCGACGGCGGCCGAGCGCGTGACGCCGATCATGAAACTGTCCACCGCCCAGCCGCGGTTCTCGTTGTCGCCGTCGTCCGGGCAGCGCAACAGGCCGCTGAAGCTCGACTGGTTGCCGAAGGTGGGTGTGGCCCAGGCGGTGCCGAACGTGGGCGCGAGGCCGGTCTCATACCAGGTCGGGTCGCCGCCGGTGGCGATGCCGATGCCGAGCGTGCCGGGCGACTCGGCCGGGAAGGCGCCCTCGTAGTGCGTCGAGCCGTCGTTAATCCAGTTGGCCGCGTAGCGGGCGAGCACCACGGCCTCGCCGCGGTCCACGTTGTTGAGGTCGAAGCCACCGGCTCCCTTGACCGCGTCGAGGTAGAACTGGATCTCGTCGTCCGTGTTGTAGGCCCAGCTCTGGACGAGGATCGGGGTGTCGCTCGTGGGCGACCAGCCCGCGCCGGCCCACAGGCTGTTGGCGGCGGCCTGGGCGGCGGCGCAGCCGGTCTCGGCGTCGGTGCTGATGCTGCGGGCCTCCAGGTCGCCGAGGTAGCCGGGGCACCAGAGCCAGATCAGCTCGCAGACCGCGGCGCGGAGCGCGGCGAAGTGCGCGGCGCGGTTGGCCGTGGTGGTGGTGACGCCGGGGACGCCGAGGCCGGCGGCCGTCAGCAGCGTGGGCGCCTCGAAGTGCTGGCCGACCCAGCCCTCCGGCCCCGTGGTGGCGTAGCGGAGTGCCACCCAGTCCACGACGGTGGGATCGGCGTTGCCGAAGGTGAAGGCGAGACGGAGGGCATTGACGAGCTGGGCCGCGCGCGTGCCGGCGGGCTGGCTGTTGGCGGTGTCCCAGTCGCGCAGGTCGTCGTCGTAGAAGCCGTTGGCCGGATAAGCGGCCGCCGCGAGCGTGGAGGGATGCTCACGGGCGGGCCACGGGATGAACTCGTCGAGGTCTTCGGCGCTGACGTTGGCGGCATCGAGCGCGGACCAGCGCCGCTCCTGGACGGCGCGCATGACGCGCTCGAGGCGGTTCTTTTCGACGGCCAGCGCGGCCTTGTCGGTCTCGGTGTCACCAAAGAGCGCGGTCACCGAGTAGAACTTCTGCGTGCTCGCCTCGCCCCAGTAGAACGGCACGTCGAGCAGGACGTAGCGCGTGACCCCGTCCTCCTCGATGGTCAGGGCGCTCTCCCACGTCCACGGTCCGTCCGCCGTCTCGGCGGAATAGACCTTGTAACCGTCGGCGCCGGCCAGCGTGGTCCAGGAGAGGCGTCGCCGGGCCGGGCAGCCCTCCTCGGCGCCGAGGCTCGGGGTGATGCTCGGGCAGACGCTGAAGCTCGCGGTGGCCACGCCGGCCGCCGGCGCGGGGCACGCGGCACTCTCGCCGAGGCTCCCCTGGCCCGATGGTTCGGTGAGCTTGAGTTCGATCTCGCCGACGCGGTCGGTGAGGCTCGTCAGCTCCTCGGCGGCGGGCGTGCCGAAGAGCAGCGGCCAGAGGTGCGCACCGGACTCGAAGCCGCGCGGCAGCGCGTCAGTGAGCGTGAGCACGGCGCCGGCGACGCCCGCGACCTGCGCCAGCGTGACCGCGCCGTCCTCGAGGAAGACGAGGTAATCGTCCTCCGCCCAGGGCCAGAGGGTGTCGGTGAGGGTGAGCGTGGTGGCGCCGGGGGCGGCGGCGGAAGCCAGGCGCGAGGAGCGGCCCCAATGCGGGACGGCGGCGCGGCCGCTTTTGAGGGCGGCCATGAGATCGGCCAGGAACCGCTCGCGCGCCGGGAGATCGGCCGGGAGCACGCGGTAGCTGAGCGTGCGGTAGGGCGTTTGGGCCAGCGCCGCGCGGTCCTCGGCGCCGGTGACACCGCCGCCGAGGCCGGTCTGCCAGCGGCGGGACCACTTGGGCCGCTGGCGCCAGTGCGGCGGGTGGGCGAGCAGGATGTGGCCGGAGACGGTCATCGGGTTTCGACGCCGAGGTCGAGGAGTTGCTGGCCGACGATGCGGCGGATGACGGCGCGGCCGCCGGTGGTTTCGAGGGCGCGCAGGGCCTCCTCCTCGCTCTGGACGATGAAGATCTGGGGCGTGGGGGCGGCGACGTTGACGTTGGGGGCGGCGGCGGGTTCGAGGCCGCCGGGGAGGGCGGCGGCGAGGGCCGGGCCGGGATCGGGCCGGGCCGGGAGCGCGAGGTCGTTGAGGGCGGCAACGAACGAGGCGCCGCCATAATGGCGGACGGCGCGGGCGGTCAGGACGCCCTCGCCCGAACTGAGCCAGGCCAGGCGGTCATCGGCGGTCGGGCCGCCGGCGCCGGGGACGATGCCGCCCTCGGCGAAGGCCAGCGCGCCGATGATGGCGCCGATGGCGGCGAGGGCGAGGGCGAGGCCGAGGCCGGCGGCGGAGCCGAAGGACCAGATCGAGGTGGCGGCGGCGGCCGGGGCGCCGGCGGCGGCCACGGTGGCGGCGGCCGCCGACTGGGTGGCGGCGGTGGTGGCGGCGGCGGTGTTCCCGACGGCGGCGGTGGCCGCGATGTTGGTCTGGCTGGTGCGGTGGAAGAGCGTATCGAGCAGGCGGCGCACCTGGTAGAAGACGGTGTATTCGAGGATCATCTGGACGATGCCGGCGAGGATCTGGTTCTGGACGCGCAGCCAGACCTCGCCCCAGCTTTGCGTGCCGGTGATGAGGCCGGTGATGGACTCGGAGAGTCCGTTCATCGAGGTCTGCAACGTGCCGGAGATGAAGGTGTCCAGCTCCATCCACGGGTTGATGAGCGCGCCGGTCTGGGGGTTGAGGTTGGTCTGGATGAGGCCCTGGGTCTGGGCGAAGCCGGGGCTGGTGTTTTGCAGGGTGGCGGTGGCGCGGCCGGTCTCGTCCTGCCGCCGATCGAGGTCCTCGATGCGCTCGCGGGCGGCCTGGGCGGCATCGGCATCGCCGGCGTGTTCGGCGGCGGCGAGGCGTTCGAGCTGGAGGCGGATCTGGCGCTCGATCTCGGCGTTCTGCTCGCGGAGCAGGGCGAGGAGCCGCTCCTGTTTGCGGGCGGGGTTTTCCCAGGGATCGCCGGCGAGGAAGCGCTGCTGGTTTTCGAGCACGGCCAGGCGGAGGGCGTTCTCGCGGTCCTGGCGGGTGGCCAGCGCGCTCGCGCGGCCGGCGGCCTCGGCGTCGGCGGCCTGACGGGTCTGGGCGATTTTGGCCTCGATCTCCAGTAGGCGGGCGCGCAACTGGATGAGCCGGCGGGCGCGCTCGTCGGCGCCGATGGTGGCATCGTCGAGGATGGCCTGCTGCTGCGACTCCAGCTCGGAGCGGATCTGGCGCAGGGCGGCGAGCTGGTCCTCGAGCGGGAGCAGGCCGATGGCGTAGGCGCGGGCGTTGTCCTCGGCGGCGGCGCGGTTCTCCCTGAGCCAAAGGGCGGCCTCCTTTTCGAGGGCGGCCTTGCGGGCGGCGGCGTCGGCCTCCTGGTTGGCGAGCACAAGGGCGCGGCCCCGCTCGTCGTTGACGACGGCGAGCTGGCCGCGCAGCCGGCGGAGATCCAGTTCGAGGCTGGCGATCTGATCTTTGCCCTCGCGGCTGAGGCCGCCGGGGATGACGCCGAACTCGGTGAAGCTGTCGGGCTGGGTGTTGCGCTGGCGGACTTCATCGCGGCGCTTTTCGAGGGCGGCGATCTCGGCGGTGAGGCGCGCGCGTTCGCGGGCGAGGTCCTCCTCGCTGCGGACACCGCGGACTCGGGCGAGGCTGGCCGTCCAGGCGTCCACCTGGGTCTTGACCTGGGCGGCGGCGCGGTCGGAGGCCTCGATGACGGCGGCGGTGATGCCCTGAATGATGGCGTAGCCGGCGCCGACGATAAAGGCGCCGGAGAAGGCCTGGCCGAGGACGCTGCCGAGCGAGAACATCCGCGACCTGAGCGGCAGCCCAATGGCGGCCAAAGCCAGCGGCACGGCGCGGGTGATCGCCGCGCCCAGGCCGGCCCCGACGGCGCCGAGGCTCACCGCCTCGATGATCGGGGTGTGGTCGGCGGCCAGCTCGACGAGCCGGGCGCGCCAGGTGGCGAGGGTGAGGTTGGCGCGGGCGAGGTTTTTGGTGAGGCGCTCCTGGGCCGCGGCGGCGCGGTCGCCCACGGCGTCGAGCGCGGCCACGAGCTCATCGGAGAGGATGCCGCGGGTGGCCTGGGCGCTCTGGCTCAGGCCGGCGAAGCCCTCGGCGGCGAGGCGGCGGAGCAGCGGCAGCAGCTCGGTGGAGCCGCGGCCGAGCAGTTGCATCACGGCATCGAGGGCGTCGGCCGGATCACTCGCGGCGGTGAAGGCGCGGGCGATGGCCTCGAGCTGGGCGGGCAGCGGGAGGCGGGCGAGGGCCGCGGCGGAGAGGCCGAGGCGCTGGAGGGCATCGTTGGGTTCCTTCGCCCCGCGGGCGGCGTCGGCCAGGGCGCGGGTCAGGAAGGTGACGCCGGTCTGGAGGGCGCCGAGGCCGGCGCCGGAGTCGGCGAGGGCGGCGCCGAAGACCTGGGCGTCAAAGGCGCTGATCTTGAGGCGCTGGCGGAGGTTGTCCAGCTCGTCGGCGAGGCGTTCGGAGCCGGTGGCGGCGGCGGCGATCTGGCTGGTGAGCGAGTGGACCGCGAGGCCGGCGGCGGAAAAGATCGCCCCCAGTTGGGTCATGCCGGCCACGCCGCGCATGGAGTCGCGCAGGCGGACAAACTCGGATTGCAACCGCACCAGCTCGGCCGTGTCCGCCTTGATGGCGATGGCGATTTGATTTTGCGCGGGCATGGGGTTAGGTAAGGTTCATGTCCAAGACCGAGGCGGCCATCCGGGGGTTCTCCGTGCTCCTGCCGGCCCTGTTCCTGTTCGGGTGGCTGTGCTGGGAGTTCGATGTGTGGGGCGGCGCCCCGATTCTGGGACTTATCTTCGGGGCCATCTGGCTTTTTTGGTGGGCCTTCTTCAAGGTGTTTTTCCGCTAGTCCGTCCGCGCCTTGAGCAGTTCCGCCCGGAACCGCTCGGCGAAGCTCCCGCCGTTCCTGCTCCACACGGCCGCCACGGCGGCCAGCACGCCCTGGTGCGCCAGCAGCGCCTGGCCGGCGGCGCGTTCCTGCGCCGCGCGCTCGAGCATCCGCAGCGCGCCGGGCGGCAGGGCCAGCGCCTGCTCGGGCGTCAGCCCGCACTCGACGGCGGCGCGGCAGAGCCAGCGTCCGAACGGATCGCCTCCCGCACCGCCCGCTCCGTCATGCCGGGCATGAGCCGCTCGGCGCGCCGCCGCGCCCGCTGCACCCACGAAAAAAAACCGAGGTTGATCTCCTCGCTCAGCTCGATCAGCTCACCCAGACTCTCGGGCGTGAGGGTGTCGGCCCAGCCGCGCGGCTGGCCGGTGACGAACTCGGCGGCGCGCAGCTCGTCGTTGACGACCTGGAGATACTGCGGGTAATCGCGCGCGGGGATGGCGCGCACCTGCAACGCAAAGGGCTGCACCGAGCCGTCGGGGGCGCGGACCTGGACGGTGAGCGGGGCGCCCTGGAAGGCGGCGAGGGGAGGAAGGTTCATGGGATTTGGGATTTGAGATTTGAGATTTGAGATTTGAGATTCAGTAAGCCGGCGAGCTGAAGCCGCCGGTGTAGCTGGCCGGGGCGGTGGTGGCCCAGACCTCGGCCTGGCTGTTGTCAAACCAGCGGTTGTCGAAGCCGGGCGCGAACAGGTTGCCCTCGGCCACGGCGCCGCGGACGCGGTGGGGCGAGACCTCCTCGACGTGGGCGCAGCGGCCGCTCTCGGGCTGGCCGAGCGAATGGGCGGCGCGATTGCGGGCGCTGCTCACCAGGTTGCGGCGCACGCGCAGGCCGAGCACGCTGCGGAGCTGGGCGCGGACGTTGATCGCGCCGAGATTGTGGCCGTGGCGCAGCTCGAAGTGGTTGTCCTCGATCTCGATGTTGCGCGAGTCGGTGAGGGCCTCGTTGCAGCCGTTGAGGTAGATGCCGCCGCCGGCGCAGTCGAGGAACTGGCCCTGGCGCACGGCCAGGCCCCGCAGCGCGCCGGTGTCGGTGTAGAGGACCGTGCCGCAGCCGCGGGTGCGCAGGCCGGTGACGGCGAGCGGGCCGGCCCAGGCGACGTTGACGGCGGCGGCGAAGCTGCCGGTGGCGGTGCAGTGGAGCAGGGCGCCGCCAATGAAGTATTCGACACCGGCGGCAATGGTGCCGCCGAAGGTGAAGGCGTTGACGTAGTCGCCGGAGGGTTCGAGCACGGCGCAGCCCTCGATGAGGTTGTGGGGGTTGTCGGCGGCCACGCCGGTCGGGCAGAAGAGCGCGAGGGCGAAACACTCGTGGCCGGCCGCATAGACGCCGTGCGGGGCGCGCACCGTGACGTTGCGGACGGTGATGCCCGTGCCGAAGACCTCGAGGCCGGCGATGGCGCAGGTGGGGTGGGCGTCAATGAGAGCGGCGGAGTTGCAGTCAATGACGAGGTTCTCGAAGCGGGCGCCGTCGAGGCTGGCGTTGAGCGCGGTGCCGAGCACGGCGACCTTGCCGCCGGCGTAGGCGGGGTTGACCAGCTTGAGGGTGGCGCCGGTCTCGCCGAAGACGCTGCCGCGCGGCACCCAGCCGTTGTGCCGGCCGGTGACGGGATACTCGCCGGGCATCAGCCGGGTGATCGGCTCGATGCCGGCGGCGTGGAGTTCCTCGGTCTTGCCCTGGAGCAGCGTGTGAGCGAAGGGGTCGGTGCGCCGGCCGGTGCCGGCGGCCGTGCGCGGCGCGAACCAGATTTCCTTCTTCTCGGGCATTACGTGATGGTGAGCGAGCCGATCGCGCCCGCCTCGCTCTCGCCGTAGATGTTTTGCGCGATGAGCCAGGCCTCGATGAGCTGGCCGGAGGGCCGGCCCTCGGCGCTGTATTCGGTCAACGGATCGGGGTGGGCCTCGTGTGGGTCGTTTAAGAAGTCGTCGTCGGGGCTGTTCGGCCCGGTGCCGGCGACCACGAGCTTGACGAACCCCGAGGCGCGGGCGGGCAGCGCGGGCGTGGTGATGAGCGCCGTGCCGGAGTCCTGGTCCATCGTGGGCGCGGCGGGCGCGGCGGGGAGAGCCACGGCGACGGCGCTGGTGGCGGGGCCGGTGAGGCCGCCGACGGTGTTCTTGGCGCGGTAGTGGAACCGGGCGCCGGCCTGGCCGTAGGCACTGCCGCCATCGGCGCCGGTGTCGTCCATGCCTTCGGCCTCGCCGGCCTGCTCCTCGGCGATGGCCACCCAGTTGCCGTCGGGGTCGCCGTCGTCGTCGCCGCATTTTTCCAGGGTCAGGCTTTCGGCGCCGCTGGGCACGGCCGGGAGCGTCCAGGGGATGCCGGCGCCGGTGGGGGTGCCGAGGGTGACGGCGCCGGGGGCGGCGATGCCGCCGCTGGGCGTGTGGCTGGCGGCGCTGCCGTTGGTGGTGCCATAGACGTTCTGGGCCACCAGCCGGAACTGGAGCGGCACGTCGGCCGCGGCGTTCTGGTAGGTGTAACTGCCGGGGGAGGGCGTATTCTGGGCGGTGGTCCAGCCGGCACTGTTCACGTTGACTTCGAGCCGGGCGTAGCCGGTGGCGCGAGCCGGGAGCGCGGGGAGGGTGAACTGCACGTCCACGTCCTCGTTGAGGTCGGAGAAGCCCGAGGGCGCGCTCGGGGCGGCGGGCAGGGCGACGGTGGTGGCGGCGCTGGCGGGGCCGGTGAGGCCGCCGGTGGTGTTCTTCGCCCGGAAGAAATACTGCGTGCTCGAAGTCCCGGTGGTGACGGTGCCGGTGGCGCCGCCGGCCAGGCCGGTGGCCACGCTGGCCCAGGTGTTGTCGTCCGGTTCGCCGAAGCCGTCGTCGCTGGCGCGCTGGAGGATGAGCGAGCCGGCGCCGGTGGGGAGGCTCGGCATCGTGTAGGGGATGCCGGCGCCGGTGGGGGTGCCGAGGGTGACGGCGCCGGGCGCGGAGATCCCGCCGCCACCACCGCCGCCGCTGTCGCCGGAACCGCCGACGGGGAAGCCGCCGGCGGGGGCGTTGACGGGCGAGGAGGCGGAGACGCTCTGGGCCACGGGGGCCTGGCTGATCGGCGAGGAGGCGGAGACGCTCTGGGCCACGGGGGCCTGGCTGATCGGCGAGGAGGTGGCGACGCTTTGGCCGCCGCTCGGCGCGGTGACGGCAGCGCTGCTGCTGACGCTCTGGGGCGTTGGCGCCAGCGTGATGGGTGCGGTGGCGGTCACACTCTGGCCGCCGGCGGGGGCGGTCACAGGCGCGGAGGCGCTCACCGAGAGACTGGATGGCGGGGTCTCGGTCGGCATGGCCTGGGCGGCTTAGAAGCCGATGGTGTTCAGGGTCGAGCGCAGGGTGCGCGCGTTGAACTTGGCCATGACCGGGTCGGTGTTGCCGGGATCGAGTTCGATCTTGCCCTCGAGTTCCAGCTCGACGAAGCGGTCCACGGTGAGGCGGCGGTTGTTGTCCTGGTCGTAGTGCTGGGTCTTGAGGAAGCCCTTGATCGCGCCGGCCAGGACCATCGGGTTGGCCTGGGTGGAGGCGTTGGTGAGGGCGGCGGTGCCGTAGGCGAGCTGGAGGGAGAGCGGGCTGACGTTCTGGCACTCGAGCATTTCCTTGAGGTCGAGTTTGTTGCGGATCACGTCCTCGAGGACGAGCTGGCCGAGCAGGGGCGTCCAGATCTCGGTGGCCTGGCCGCGGGGCGGGTCAATGTCGGACTTGCGGCAGTCGCCCAGGCTGATCCATGCGGCGGAGCCGGGCATCGGCTTGAGGGTGCGGGAGACGGTGCCGTTGAGGGAGACGGTGCCGCCGGTGTCGGCGCCGGAGGCGACGTTGGAGGCGGTCTTGGCGTAGGTGAAGGAGGTGGCGGTGGGGACCGAGATGACGGTGAAGGTGCCGTTGAAATCGGTGTTGGTCATGCCGGCGACGACGACGGAGGCGCCGGGCCAGAGGCCGTGGTCGGAGGCGGTGACGAGGGTGGCGACGTTGGAAGTGAGCGAGCGCGAGGCGGTGCCGACGGAGTGATCGGCGGTGGCGCCGTTGCGGGCGAACCAGGCGTAGGTGGTGAGCTTGAGGGCTTCGAGGTTGGGGATGGCCATAATGTCAGGCGGGTTGGGGGACGTTTTTGTTGACGACCCAGCCGCCGAGCACGCGCAACTGGAGCGCGATGGCCTTGCGGCTGAGGGGATCCTTCGGGCGGCCTTTGTCGTCCGCCTCGTTGAGGGCGAGGAAGCGCATGTTCTCCTTGGCGCACATGGCGCGGGGGAGGAGCGGGCCGGCGAGGGCGTCGGCCACGATGTCCTGGAGTTCGTGCGCGCCCGGAAAGCCCTCGCCGCCGCGGGTGGCGCGCGGGTCGCGGCCGCTCCAGTGGCGGTCGGCGAAGTAGAGGGTGAAGAGCCAGAGCGGGTGCTGCTGGCAGAGGTTGAGCGAGAGCGCCGTGGTCTCCCAGTCCTGTCCCTCGTAATAAAGGGCGGCGACGCGCTGGTTGCGGTTGGCCAGCAGGCCGGCCAGGGCGCGCGCGGGGTTTTCGTCCTCGTAGAAGGCCACCACGCCGAAGGCCGGCTCGGGGTCGCCGCCGGCCGGGGTCCATTGCGCGGCGGTGAGCCGGGCCATGAGCGCGTCAATGACCTCGTTGGTCGTGGGTGAGGGCATGGCCTCAGAGCAGGGCGTCGCCGCTGCCGCGCAGCGGCTCGGTGAGGGCGGAACCGGGGGAGTTGGCCGGCTCGGTGGCCACGTCAAGCGGGAGCCTGCCCTCGGCGATGAGCTGGAGCCGTTCGCGGAGCGACTTGGCTTCGGCGGCCAAGGGGAAGTCCTTGAGCTCGCGGCGGTGGTAGAGGGTTTCCAGGGCGAACACCTTGGCGGCGCGCAGCACGAGCGCGGGAGGATCGTCGAGCGGGACGGCGTAGCGGACCTGGAGGTAACTGTCAACGGCCTGGCTGGCGCCGTCGCACACCAGGGCGGCCACGGCATCATCAGCGTCGCCATCGCGATCATCGTCCAGAGCGTCGGTGACAACCGCCTCGGGCAGCTCGCCGTAAAGGTTCTCTTTGGCGACGTAGGCCACACGAGTCAGGCGGGTTGGGGTTCGGGGGAGGGGCCGGGCGCACCGGGCGCGAGAACGGGAGGAACCGCGCGTTGCGCTTCGGCGCCGCCCGGCCCGAAGAGGTCGGCGATCTGGGTCTGGAGCGGATAAACCGCCGGGCCGATATGTTTGAGGATGACGCGCGTGTCGGCGAGCACCTCGCCGCCGAGATCCAGCCAGCGCTGGCAGAAGAACCAATCCTCCGAGAGGTAGCGGCTCGAGCCGTCCGGGTATTGATAGACGCCCATGGGCCAGAGGTCGTGCTGCACGTCGCGCGCGCCGTAGTCGGCGTTGAAGGCAATCTCCGGGTGCGCGGCGATCATGCGCTCGAAGACGGCGCGCTGGACGCAGAGGAAGCCGGTGCCGATGTAACGCACGGGTTGGAGGCCGCGCGCGTCCGGCGCGGTCGGGGTGAGACAGGCGTTGATGACCCACTCGACCCGGCCCTCCTGCTTCTTCGGATACAGCCCGCCGACCACTGGCACGTCGTGGCCGATGATCCGCGCGACGTGCTCCGGCGAGAAGATGAGGTCGCAGTCAATGAACAGCAGGTGCGTGCAATCGCTGCCCAGGAACCGGGCGGTGAGCTGGTTGCGCGACCGCGCGATTCCGTCGCCCTGGCAGAAATGGACCTCCAGCTCGCACGGCTTGCACGCCTGCAACGCCAGGAGGCACGCCATGAAGTCGGCGGGCACCTGGGCGTAGATCGGCAGGCCGATGAAGAGCTTGGGCATGGGGCGGGCTAGAAGAGCAGCTTGACCGTGGCCGTGCCGTCGTTGGCGTTGCCGCCGCCGCTCTCGCACTTGATCTGGGCGCGGAGGAACTGCCGCGTGCCCGGCGGCAGCGCGACGTTGAGCGCGCTGGCGGCGTAGCCGGCGGCGACCTCGGGGATGATGAGCGGGGCCACGCCGGCGATGTTGGTGAAGTTGGCCGAGGTGTTCACGTCCGAGTCCTGGAGCTGGACTGTGATGTTCTTGTTGTTGGCCGCGTTCGTGCCGGCGGTCGTGCGGATGGCCACGGTGATCCGCTCGGTGACCGGGAACGGCGCGGTGGCGCCGAGGTCAATGGCGTTGGTGTTCACCGTGCCGGCGGCGTTGGGGAAGTTGCTCGTGACCGTCAGCGCGGCGTCTTGGATTTGTCGGGACATAGGTGTGGGGGGTTGGGGTGGGCCGGTTATTCGATGGTGTCGGTGTTGAGGATGCTGTCGGTGGCGATGATCGGGATGCCCTCGTAGTCGGTGGGCGTGGGCGAGACGGTCGGTTGGTTGGGCCGGCTGGCGCCCTGGCCCTGGAGCACGACTGTGCGCGAGACCTGGAGTTGGCGCCGGCTGCGGCGCGACATGAAGATCGCGTCGGGCGTGTAGCCCACGGGGAACTTCGCCAGCAGGTTCGCCAGCAGCGTGTCGGTGAGGCCCTTGCCGTTGTCCTCGGTGAGGTTGAGGATGCGCCCCACGCAATTGACGTTGTTGACCGCGAGGCCGGTCCAGGCGGTGAGGTCGGCCACGCGGCCCGCGTAAGCCTTGCCGTTTGAGTCGAGGAGTTGCTGGTCGCGGAAGGGTGAGAGATCGAAGCTGGCGTTGTTGCCCAGGACGATCTGCACATCCTGGTTGCCAAACTTCACGGCATACACGCTGGAGGCGGTGGCCGCCGTGGTGCCGGCGGCGTCCACCGAGATCGCGCTGCCCTTGGCCACCAGCGACTTGATGCCGGGGAAGCCCTTGGCGTCGGCGGTGGTGCCATACCAGATCTGCGTGCCGAGCGTGATGAGCGCCTGGCGCATGACGCCGTTGGCCTCGATCATCTCCAGGGCGGCCAGGCCGTCCTCGCTCGCCTCGCCCACGGCCTTGTCCACCTGCACGGCGGAGGCGAGGATGAAGCACTCGACGAGCTGCTTGGCGAAGGTGGACTTGCCCGGCGTCACCCCCTCGTTGGCCGAGCGGAAGCTGACCGAGGGGAAGCCGGTGCGCTTGACGGTGTAGAAGGAGGTGCCGCGGATGGTGCGCGCGGGGAACACCTTGAGTTCGGGCGCGTAGGTGAGGTTCTCCTCAATCAGGCCGACGACTTTGTCGGTCCCGTTGAGCTTGGCGACTTCGAGGAGGGTGAGGTTGGGCATGGTGATGTGGGGTCGGGGTTGGGTCGGTTACTTCGATTCGGCCTGATGGGCGGCCAGCGCGCGGGCGAAACCCTTGAGTTCGGCGCCGGGCCTGGCGCCCTCGACCGGCTTGATGCGCGCGTGCAGGGGCACGACGTTTTTCGGCAGGCCGGCGACGAGCGCCTTGAAGGTGTCGAGCGGCACGGTCTTGATCTGCTCGGCAGTGAGCGGGATCAGCTTGCCCTCGCGCGTCGCCTCGGCGATCAGCGCCTCGCGCTCGCGCTGCTCGGCGGCGGTTTGGTCCGTGGTGCGCGCGGCCTCGATGTCTTTCACCCGCGCCTCGAGCGCGGCGAACGCTTCGAGCGTCACGCCGGCGCCGCCGGACGGTCTGGCTTTCTCAATGGTCTCGATGCGGGCGGTGAGCGGCGTGAGGTCCACGGGGGCCGGCTTGAGGGCGGCGGAGAGTTTCGTGAGCACGTCGGCCCTGGGCGCTTGGGCGTCGAGTCCGAGGGCGGTGGCGAGGTCGGCAAGGGTGAGGGTGTCGGTCATGGCTTTGGGGGTTGGGGTGGCGGAGAAAAAGGAGAGGTCGAACACGGCGCCGTTGCGCACGAGCGCGGCCGAGTGCAGGAACACCACGCGGCCCTCGGCATCGCGAGAGGGCGCGGGCGACAGGTCGGCGTAGTTCTTGGCGCTCGCCCGGCCGCTGGGCGTCCACTGGAGGTTTTCCAGGTAAAGGCCGTCGCCGGGGATCACCACGGGCGTGCCGTAGGCGGCCACGTCGCGCGGCTCGCGGGTGCGCTCGTATTCCGGGGTGCCGGGCACGGTGTTGTGCTCGTAGTCGAGGGCGACGCGGTCGAAGCCAAGGGCGCGCTGGTTGGCGGCGAGGGCCTGGGCGGAGATCTCGTCCAGGAGCACCGGCCCCTTGGTCGAGTCGTTGCGCCCCCAGTTGAGCAGCTTGAGCCGCTGCGGGAGCGGGTCGGCGGCCAGCGCGCCGTTGGCGATGCGGCAGGCGACGAGCGGGAAGTCCGCGAGGGTTGGTGCGCCGTTGTTCAACGGGCGCCAGTGTGCGCCCGCCGCGCCGGAAAGGGTTCCGCGCCGCGCGGAAATTCAGGCGGGGCGGGTTTTACCGCGGAGGCGCGGAGACGCGGAGCGGTGGGGCGAGACTCCGTCGAGCCGTGAACTTTCCGACCCGGCCCGGCGGAGCCTCGCCCCACCCTACTTGTCCAGCAGCCGTTGGAGCGCGCGGCCGCCGGCGGCCGTGATCCGCTCGGCCGCGCGCGGCGAGAACTGGCCGGCGGGCGTGACCGGGAAGAACGGCCGCGCCGGCATCGTCACGCTCTGGACCGTGAAGTGCATCCCGTTGACGACGAAGTGCAGCGCCTTTTTCTCGCGCGGCTTGATGACGCCGCCGAACTGGTGGATGGCCGCGTAGCGCGTCGGGTTGGAGACGATGGCCGCGTCATCGGTGACGGTGAGGAAAAAGCTCTTGGAGAGGACCGGGTTTTGCGATTGGAGGTTGCTCGGCGTGCCGTCGCGCTTGGCCGGCCAGGGCGCGGGGCGGTATTCGGCGCCGACGCTGTTGAAGGTTCCCTCGGTGATGGATTTCAACGTCGTGCCCATCGCGCGGAGGATCGGGCGGGGGGACTTGGCGGCCGCGCGGGCGCGGTCGAGCAGGGCGGTGACCTGGTTGTCCTGGAGGGTGACGGTGATCATGGGCGAGGGTTCACCGCAGAGGCGCGGTGGCACGGAGTGAGGGGGGCGGGGTGCCGGGCCCACGCCGCCGGGCCCTTTTTGGCTTTTGGCTGGCCGGCGCGGGCGACAGGGAAGGCCGCTCCCGCGCATTGCAGCGCATTGCAGCGGGGTTTGCCGGCCGGGTGGGGGAAAGGCCGGCCGGGGCGGCCGGGGGCGCGCAGGGCGGAGATCTGAGAGTTATTGGCCGGGGGCGGGGGCATCGTGGACTTCGGGGAGTGGCGGCTTGGTCCAGTCCGCGCCCGCCGGCACTTCGCGATACCAGCGGCCCTCGTCATCCTGGCGCCAGCCCCAGCGCGCCCGCTCAGCCGGGTCGTCGGGGCATACGCCAGCGGCAGTGGGAGTCTCCCAGCCGGCCAGCACGGACCCGTCGTAAATGCGCTCGCGATTCACTTCGGATGATACGTTACACCCGCACCCGTGCGACGCGCAAACTCTTCCGCCAGCTTGCGACCCCGTAACGGGTCGCTGAAAATATCGAGACTTAGCGCCTGAAGTTCCGGCGAGAGGCGCAGCCAGGCCGCACGCCGCTCCGCGTGGGTTTCTCCCCAGCCTCCCGGCGGCGGCTTCACGGTCCAGACCCCCTCGCGAACGACGACGCGCAGTTCCCGCAGGCCGCTTTGGACGAACAGTGAATAGTCATACAGCGAGGGGGGTTGCTGGTCGGGGTGGTTGTGCGTCAGCACCCCGCCGGGCAGGGCGGCCTTTTCAGCCTCCGAGAACACGATTTTTGCCCCCTGACTGCGGGCTCGTATGATTGGGTCTCCGCGGGCGTCGAAAACGCTGGCGACTTCATGCACCAGGCGGCGCGAGTGACTCTCCTCATTGGCAAGCGTAGCAGCCGGCACCGGCTCGAAATTCCCCCACTCCAAAACCGTCTGCCTGGGAATAGCTTCCTGACCCTTCGCCCACGACTCGAACGCGGACCACACTTCGGGATCGTAACGCTCCTTGAGCTGGTCCAGCGGCAGGCGCAGGTCGTCGGGGTGCCACTGGAAGGCGGCGCCCGCGGTCCCGCGGTCGCGGGACGGTGTCACGTCGTAACGCCGGCCCCCGCGCAAGAGCGTGCCATTGCGGAGCTGGTCGAGCGCCGGTCCCTCGAGGACCAGGCGTTCGTCCGGCGCGCGGTCGTCATCGGCGGCTCGCGCCTCGGCCAGCAGATCGGGGTTGATCGGACGCACGCGACAGCGGCAGCCCCATTCCCACGGCGGGAAGTGCGCGTCCCAGAACGGGTCGTCCTTGGGCAGGATGACGCCGTTGAGCGCGAGGTGCGAGTCGCGCACGTGGTCGTCCTCGGTCGCGAGGTATTGCAGGTGCGTGGTGTCCTCGTCTTCCTGCGCCACGCGCCAGTTGCCCGCCTGGAAAGCCTGGAAGGCGTGCGTGCGCAGGAGCAGCTCGGCCCTCCGCTCGGACGGGGTCTGCCCGCCGTCCGGTCCCGGTTCCTCGCCCAGCCACGGTTCGAGCACGGCGACGATCTGCTCCTTGGCCTCGGCCCACGTCGCGCCCCGCGGCACGGTGGCGATCTCGTCGCGGACCCGTTGCAGCGCCGCTGCGCCCTCGATGCCGGTGATGGTGAAGGCGCGCCCACGCAGTTCGGGCAGCAGGCCGTCGAAGACCTCGCGGGCGACGGGCGCCTTGCCCTCGATCAGGCGCGCGGCCTCCTCGTGAGGCTGGCCGAACTGGAGCGTGAGGGACATGCGGGGGGCCGGCGGTCAGTCCGGCGCCGCGCCCCCGCGCCGCCGCGGTGACGGGGCGGCGGCGGCGGCGCCGGCCGCCGCGGCGACTTGCAGCGCCTCCTCGACCACGGCGGCGACGCGCTCGGCGTTCCAGTCGGCGTAGAAAGCGGCGAGCCGCCGCTCCGCGTCCTCGGGCGAGGTGCTGGCGAGGACGATCTGGCGGACCGGCGCCAGGCTGCCCTTGAACGCGGCGGCCAGCGCCGCGGATTTCCGGCGCGCGACCGCGTCGCTCGGATGGGTCAACCGCGCCGGCGGCGTCGCGCCCAATCCCGCGATGGCGCCCAGGCCGGGCCGCGGCTCCGGTGCCTTGCGCTGGAGGGTGAAGCCGACCTTCTCACTCAAGGCGGCGAGCGCCTCGTCGGCCGGCTCAAAGCCGGCGTTGTGCAGGCCGGTGAGCAGGTCGGCGGTCGCCCTGGATTCCTCGCCGCTCTCGCCGCCCCAGACGATCTTGGGCGCGCGGCCGGGAAGGCCGTTGATGGCGAGGAACTGGGCGAAGAGCTGCCGGCTCAGGGTGAAGGCGAGCCGGGCCTGGTCGAACTGCCGGATGTCCTGCCGCACCTGGCCCTGGAGCGCCGCCACGCCGGAGCCGAGGCCGGTGGACTTGCCCTCCGCGCTCAGGTCGCCGCCCGTGATGAGCTTGGAGATCTCGCGGTTGGCGTGGAGCTTGAACCGCTCGAACGCCTCGCCGCCGCCCTGCGTGTTCGCTTCTTCCAGTTCAATGACGGTGTCGTGGTCCACGACGAGTCCGCCGAGCCGCGTCGCCAGCGCGAAGGCGTTTTCCAGCAGCGTGACGCTCGCGGTGTCGCTGGCGTTGGTCCTGCCGACCATGAAGGGCGTGCCGAACTTCTCCAGGAAGCGCGCCCACCACGCGCGGTCCATCGTGCCGAGCAACCACCAGAACAGGATCGAGCGCATGGGGCCGCCCCAGCAATCGGGCAGGCCTAGCACGTGCCCGCGGTGGACCAGATGGCGCGCGGGATCGAGGAACTGCGAGTCGAGATACGACTGGCGAACGTAGCCCGATTCGTTCACCGGCCAGAGGCGCACGTTGCTCTCCCAAATGTCCGGCGCCGCGTCCATCTCGTCCCCCCGCTCCCCGCGGCGCGGGGCGAGGGAATCCGAAGCGAGGCCGCGGGGGGCGATGAGTTCGTTGAGGCGGAGCGGTGACAGTTGTTCGAGGTCGAGCTGCGCGTCATCCACCGGCTCGAGCCGGCGCAGCACGTAACGCAGGCCGGTGCCGCGGGGCGCGGGCGCGAACACCTTTTCCAGCACCACCACCGGCCAGAGGGCGCCCTTGAGCAGGTGGCCGACGCCGTCCAGCCAGTTTTCGCATTCGTGGATCATCGCGCGGACGGCTTCGGCCGCCGCCACGTCCTGCGCGTTCTCCTTGTCGAACGCGATGACCTGGTGCGGATCGCCGAGCACGGCCAGCGCGCGCTTGGAGAACTCGGCCTGGACGTGCGAATCGAGGAGCACGTCGCGGTAAAGGCTGAGCAGTTCGCGGGGCCGGCCGGCCTCGGCGGCGGCGAGGCAGGCGGCGACGAAATCGGCGGTGAGGCTGGCGCGGCCGCGCGCGGCCGTGGGCGCGGGCAGCGGCCGTCGCGACAGCTTCGCGAGCCATTTGCCGACCGTGGCCTGGATGTGATCGAGGGTGTTCATGGGAGTGTGGAGGCCGGAGGGCCGCTCACGCCAGCACCTCCGCCAGTTGCGTCCCGCCGACGGGCTGGCGGGCGAGGACCTGAGCGGGGCCGCCCTTGGCGACCAGGGCGTGGACGCCGAGCTTGCCGGCGTCGAAGGTGTCGCCGTGGCGGCCCTGCGCGTCCGGCTCGCAGGCAAAGGTGCCTCTCTCGCGCCGGGGCAGCCGGTGGTCCTCGCGCACGTAGCGCTCGGGCGGCAGCGTCAGCGCGTTGTCCTCCAGCGCGGCGACATACTGCGCGCCGGTGAGCTGCTTGAGGGTGATCTTCTCGCCGCCGGGCAGCGCGACGGTCTCCGAGGCGACGATGTTCTCGACCGGCACCAGCCCGGCCAGGCGCTGCTTGATGCGCCGGCCGAAATACTTCTCGCTTGTGAAATCCTGGCACAGCCGCCGGGCGCGGCCGCCCGCCGGGCGCGCGTTGACCGTCTCGACGATGCGCACCAGCCGGTCCTCGGCCAGATCCGGGTCGGCGGTTTTCCAGACGAAGAGCGCGCGGACGAGGAAGCCGGCGCCCTCGCGCTCGACCACGGCCACCGCGGTCGGGTTGCTCACGGCCTTTTCCGTGGTCGCCCAGTCCACGCCCAGGCCGACCGGGCCGGCGCCGAGCCGGGCGGCCAGCCAGAGCAGGGCGCGCTCAAACTCCCCGTCGTCGCCGATGACAAAGCAGGCGCACTGGCCGATGCCGCGGCGCTGGGCGGTGTCCAGCGGCACCAGGCCGCAGGCGGCCGTGCCGCCCACCACGAACTTCACGCCGTAATTGCGGTCCCAGGCCTCCTTGTCGGGGTCGCGCCGGCGGTGCTCCTCCGGGGTGAGCGCCTCGCCGGTGTTGTCGTCGTAGAGCGGCACCCCGCCGGCGGCCGCGTCGAAGGCGTCCACGCGGAGGACGTGGACGCCCAGCTCGGAGACGTAGGTGTTGCCCTCCGGCTCGGGCTTGAACTCCAGCCCGAGGGGCGGGGCGAGCAACTCGAAACTGTAGTGCGTGTCGTCCGGCGGCGGGGTCGTGGTGAGCGTGCAGCGGAACTCGGGGTGGGAGGCGATGATCGGCTTCACGGCCTCCCACACCTCGCGGAAATTCTTCACGCGCCCGACCTCGTCGAGCATCAGGTCGCCCGTTTCGCCCACGGTGTCGGGCAGGAGCGCGACGACTTTGGTGCGCGAGTAGTCGGACTCGGAGTTGGAGTGGTAGAAGCGGAACTCCAGCCGCTGGGCCTCGAAGATGCCGGCGAAATCATCGGCGCTGATGTCGGGCGGGACCGGCCGGCCGTCCTCGGTCACGCGGAGCCGGGCGGCGGCCTGCGCGCGCAGCCCGCCCAGCGCGGCCTGCATGATCTGCGCCTCCTTGCGGACGATCTCGCGGGAGAGGGAGAGCTTGGCCGAGCCGAAGACCACCGTGTGCCCGCGCGCGCGCATCATCTTTTTCAGGGCGATGCCGGCGACGGTCGTGGTCTTGCCGTATTGCCGTCGGGCGAGGAAGGCCGAGATCCGGTGGGCGTCCACAAAGCGGTGGAAGCGCCGCTGCGCGGGTCGGAGTTTGAGGGCGGCGCTCATGTCACTGCCACAGGTCGCCGAACATCGCGCGCCCGAGCTGTTCGACCTTCTCGTCGTTGGAGCCGGGGCCGTCGGCGATGGCGCGCGTGCGTTCGTCCGAGCGCCAGCGCAGGAACAACTCGCAGGTCTCGCGCTGGAACTTCTGCCGGGCCAGGGCGAGCTGCTCCTCGAGCTGGCGGAGGCGCTGGCGGTCCACGCCCAGGCGGTCCTGCTGCACGCGGATCATCCGGGACTTGTTGTCCTCGCTGCGGAGCGTCTTGAGGGCGGCCACCAGTCCCGTGAAGGCCTCGGGGTCGGTCTGTTGCTGGTCGGCGAGGGTTTCCAGCAGTTCGAGCACGCGGCCGCTGGCCAGGGCCGCGGCCCCCTCGCTCAGGCTGGCGCCGCCGGCCTCGGCGAGCTTGACGGCGGTGTGCGCCAGCTCGCGCGTGGCGTCGAGCCGCTGGCGGCGCGCGCGCCATTTCGCATGGCCCGTCTTCCGCCACTCGCTGAGGTTCTGATCGGTGATGCGCAGGCCGCCGAACTCCTCGGCGAGAATGGCGATGACTTCGGGTCGGGCGTTGAGCCAGCCGAGAATCTTGCGGCCGCTCTGGCCGTCGAGCAGGCGCTGGTTGAGCTCCTCGCGGAGGGCGAAGGGGAGCCGGGCGATCTTGCCCTGGCCGGCGTGCTCGGGGGGTGCGGACATGGCCGGCCCTTACTTGACCGTGTTGGCGGTGTAGGTGTTGACCAGGCGGCTGGCGGCGTGGAGGACGCTGGCGATCTCCTGGTGCTCGATGAGGGCGTCCTTGACCCGGCCGTCGAGCTTCTGCCCCTCGGGCGTCTCCTGGAGGATCTTCCGCCCGGCCTCGATGCCGGTGACCAGCGCGGTGGCGAGACGGCGGTTGCGGAAGGCGGCATAGGCGCTGTAAGCCCAGCCGAGCAGCAGCGCGCCCGCGCCGGCGAACGGGATCCCGGCGCCGCCGGCCACGCCCGACACGACCTCGATCCCGCCGCGCACGGCGGGGATCTCCACGAGGTTGGTCACGAGCACCGGCGGGTGGGTGGTGACGGTCAGCACCGGCGTGACGACCAGGTTGGTGCCCCCGGCGGTGACGACCAGGTTGGTGACGAGGACCTGGTTGGTCGTGACGGTCGCGGGTTTGACGACGGCGACCTCCCGCCGGTAGGCGCGGTCCAATTGGGTGCAGCCGGCGGCCAGCGCCAGCGTCAGCAAGCCGAAGAGGAGGAGTTTCGTTTTCATGGGCGGGGGCGGGTTGATGGATGGCGATCGTCAGGCGCCGCGTTCGTGGGCGAGCACGCCCTCGGCGGTCGCCCGCCAGTAGCGCGTCGAGCCGGCATCATCGTAGCGCACGGCCAGATGGCCCGCGTCCACGCGGAACTGGAGCGCGGCCTCGAGGTCGGCGTCGCCGCACGGGAACGGCACGTCGTGCGCAATGGCCCGGCGGAGGGCGCGCAGCGGGTAGGCGGCCGGGGCGCGGACCACCAGCGCCTCGAGGAGGACGTGGCGGAGCTGCTCGCGCTGGTCGGGGGTCAGCATGTCAGGTTCCCAGGGCTTGCTTGAGCATGGCGATGGAGGTGTCGTTCAGGTCGTCGAGCTTGCGGCTGATGCCGTCGAGCCGCCCCTCGATCAAGCCCAGGGCGCGCTCGTGATCCTGGTGGATCTGCGCCATTTTCCCCTCAAAGCTGTTGATCCGCTCGTGCAGCCGGCGCACCTCGTCGTCCCGCTGGGAGCGCTGATGGTCGAAGTCCAGCCGGCTGACGAAGTCGCGGTGCATCTGCTCGGGCAGCGGCGGGTTGCGGCGGAAGGCCGCCCACACCCCCAGCGCGCCCACGGCGGCGCCGATGACGCCGGTGATGATGGCGACGGAGAGGTTGGCCCAGGCGATGGCGTCGCCACCGGCCGCGGCATTGGCCAGGAAGGCAGTGTCAATCATCCGCGCGGACTATGCGCCCGCGCGGCGCCGGCACGGTTCCGCGCGGCGCGGAAAATCACAGCCGGCGGCTCGCGAGGAAGCGCACCGCGCTGGCGCGGTCAATGAGCCAGAAGGCGTTCGGGCCGGTCTCCGCGAGCGGCGCGCGGACGGCGCGCAGCAGGCCGGCCTGGCGCAGCTCGCGGATGAGCTGCTGGCCGCAGCACCACCAGCGCTGCAACTCCGTGCTCCGCACATCGCGCTCGGGCAGCGCCAGCTCTTCCGGCTCCCGCCGCGGGTCATACGCGGGGCCGAGGCCGAGCGCCTCGATGAGCGCGCCGCGCCACACGCGCACCTCGCGGCGGCGAGCGCCGGGCGAGCGGATGTCCCAGGCCACGGGCAGCCGGCCGTCCTCGATCCGCGCCATCGCCCCCGCCATGTCCTCGCCCAAAGCCAGCGCGCAGAGGGAGAGCGGCACCAGCCGGCGGTCGGCCGGCAGCCAGATGAGCGGGTCACTGGTCCGCGCGGGGCTCATTTCAATCGCGCGCGGACGCGCGCAAGATCGGCGAGCGCCGCGGCGTCGCCCACCCCGACCAGCCCGGTTACCTGGCGGCACCCGTGCAGCACCGTGGCGCGGTCGCGCCCGAGCCAGCGCCCGGTCGCCGCCAAACTCAACCCCTGCTCGCACGCCAGGAACATGGCCACCTGCCGCGCCCAGGCCAGCGGCTGCCACCGCGCCCGCCCGTGCAGTTGGGCGGGGGTCACGCGGAAGGTCTCGCACACGGCCCGCTCGATCGAGGGGAGAGGGGAGGGGGGCGTGATGAGGGATGAGGGATGAATGGCTTGGCTCATAGGTTTTCCTCTTTCCAACGGCGCAGGCGCTCGGCGGTCTCGGCCGGTGGAAGGGGGTCACCGCGGAGGCGCGCCGACGCGGAGGGGGAGGCCGGGGCCTGCCGCACCGGCTCGCCGGAGGCTCGCCCCGCCTGGTCCGGCGCGGGTTGGTCCGGCGGGGGTTCGAGGCGGCGGTCCACACTCAGGTTTGCCCGCGCGCGGGCGAGGCCGAGGTCCTCCTCGAAGCGGAGGAAGCCGCCGCCCTCCGAGCGGGCCAGCAGGTTGGAGAGCTTGAGCGCCCCCTCGTTGCGCCGGCCCAGGCTGATCTGGCGGCGCACGTAGCGGATCACATCGCGGAGGTCGCCGCCGTTGAAGCCGGCGGCCAGCCAGTCGAGCCAGAGGCGCTCGACCTCCGGCGTGAGCCGCAGCGGCAGCACATTGCGCCCATACCAGGCGTGCAGGGCCTCGATGCGCGCGCGGGTGTCCGGCGTCTTCATGCTCCCGCCTCCACCGGCGTGCGCGCGAACCACACCCGGTCCATCTCAATCACGCGCCGCTTCATCTCCTCGGCCTGGTGATTGAGCCAGCGCCGCGTGTGCTCGAACTCCTCGCGCGTCATCTCGCTCACCAGCTTGTAACCCAGTTGACCGCCCCCGATCCGCCCGCCGCTGCGGTCGGCCAGTTGGCGCAGCCGGCGCTTGCGCGCGTCGGTCGCCGCCAGCCCGGCGTCGGCCAGGATCTCCGCCGCCGTCCGCCAGCCCGCCCCGCTCAACCGCTCCACCAGCCAGTCCACCTCCTGCCGCGTGGGCGGATGCGCCGGGCTGAACATCTCGAGCTGGGGCGTCATGCCGGGGGACGGTTTAAGGTTGAAGGTTGAGGGGCCGAAGGCGAGCGGTGCCGGAGCGTCATCGCGAGCTGGTGCAGGGCCGGGATCGGCAGGTCCTCCCAGTGGGGCGGGGTGAAGCGCCCGCCAAAGCGGTCGCGCGCCACCTCCAGGGTGTAGGCCTCCGGCGCCAGGCGTTGGATCGCGGCCACGTAGCGGCGCCGCTGCGCGATCTCGGGCTGGTCGCGTTCGATCGCCGCCTGCAAGTTCTCCGGGTCCATGAGCAAGGCAAAGAGGTTGAGCAGCGCCGTGAACTGGTTGTTGGTCAGGTCGTAAGTCGAGACGAACCGGCCGCCCGCGGCGGCGGTGCAGGCGCGCCGCAGGTCGTCCACCGTGACGCTGCGGCCCATCTGCCGCGCGTGCCGCTCCGCCAGGGCCGCCACCTGCTCGTGGGCGGGCGAGCCGCCCAGCCGCGCCTCGGGCGCCAGCCGCCCGCGCGCCATGCGCCAGGCGTTGGCGGCGCACACCGCCCCCCAGCGGCGGCCGTAGAGCGTGATCTGGGCGGCGGTCAGCACGGGTTGGTCAGGGTTCACCGCGGAGGCGCAGTGGCGCGGAGACGGGGGCGTTGGGGCGCGGCCAGGCGGGCAGCGGCCAGGTCTGCGGGCTGAGCAGCGGGCGGGGCGGCAGCGTGTTGGTCTTGAGCGTGACGGTCCGCGTGGCGGGCCACTGGATGACCAGGGTCGCGCTGGTGGCGGCCGGCTGGTTGATGGCGGCCCGCGCGTTGGTGCTCAACAGCGGCCGCTGCTGCACGGCGCCGGCGGCGATGGCCGCCGCCAGGTTGGTCCCCTGCCAGCAGCGGCCGGCCTTGTCCGTGAGCAGGTAGAGGTTGGTCAGGCCGAGGCCGGGGTTGTAGCGCTCGCACAGGTTGGTCAGCCAGTCGTGCCGCGTCTGGGCGCGCGCGCCCGCCGCCCCCAGAAGCAGGAGCAGGAGCAGGGCGAGGGGCGCGCGGACGCCCCGCCCCCGGATCCCGGCCCTGGCCCCTGGCTCCGCGTCTCCGCGCCTCCGCGGTGAATCTGCCGTGCTCATGCCTCCGTCGCGTCCTTGAGCAGCGCGTTGACGATCCGGTCCACCTCGCCGTCCACCGGCTTGATGACCACCTGGTCGCCCGCCGCCACGATCGCGCAGCCCAGCCGCTTGAGCTCCGCCGCCGGCAGCTCCGCCAGCGCCTCCTTGTTCGGTGTCTCCTTGACCCGGATCAACCGCTCCAGGTCGTGCGCGTCGGGGTAGAGCCGGTGGATGCGCGCGACCACGTCGTCGGCGTCGTCAAACTCGATCCCGCCCTTGCCCTTCTGGAAGCCCACCTTGACGCCGTGGAACACGTGCGTGCGCGGCTTCGCGAAGAGGGCGGGCGCGGCCTCGATGAGCGCCGCCAGGGCAGCCTGCCGCTCGGCGCAGGTGGCGACAAACCGCTTGATGGCGGCCAGCCGCCTGCGCTTGGCGGCCTCGATCTCGGCGTTGAGTTCGCCGACGATCTCCGACAGCGCCGCGCGGGCGTCGGCGTAGCGTTTGGTGGCGGCCTCGATGTCGGCCAGCGATGCGGCGGGTGCGGAGGTTTCTTCGGGGGAGAGGGATCGGATCATGGGGTGGGGGGGTTGAGTGATGCGTGAGGAGTGAGGAGTGATTCGCCGCGGCGGCGCGGCGGCGCGGAGCAAACCGGCGCCCCCTTCTGTCTGGGCGTCTCCGCGTCTCCGCGGTTCAGGGCGGCGATCTCGTCGTCGGTGAAGCCGGCGTCGCGCTCGGGGTCGTTGTCCGCCTCGGCGGCGCGGGCAAGGCTGGCGAGCCAGGCGAGCAACAGCAGCAGGGTGAGGCCGAGGAGGGTGATGGCGATGAGGAGGATGTTCATTTCGGGGCGGGTTGAGGGTTGACGGGTTTTGCGGTTTCACCGCCGGGGCGCTCGCGCAGGGCGGGCGGAATCGGAGCGAGTTGCAGCACGCGGAAAATGTCCTCCTCGGTCGCGCTCGCGAGCAGCGAGCCGTCGGTGGCGAACACTCCGCGATACGGGTTCCAGGTGAGGCCGAGCCGCTTGGCGTGCTCGACCAGGTAGATGTTGTGCGCCGTGCTGCCGGTTCGGCAGAGGAGGAGCGAACCGAAGTTTGTCGGCGTGTGAGAGAGCAGGTCGCGCGACTCGGGCTGCGCGATGAAGATGTCCACCTGGATACGCCCGACGTGGCGGTCGTCGAGTTCCACGATGAGGTTCTGCCGTCCGTCCAGGACCACTTTTGCACGTTGCTTGCAACGCGCCCTCAACGGCTCCAACTGGCCCTCTTTTGGGAGCAAGACCAGGTCGATGTCGTTGACCCAATCACGCCCGCGCCGGAGGCTGCCGGCGACCTCGATCTGGGCGCAGTAGGGCGAGAGGACCTTCTTCACCGATTCGGCCAGGGGCCAGGCGTCCGCGGATTTCATCGCGCCCTCCGCGTCGCCGTGCCCCCGAGGTCAAGGGAGCCTTGGATGACCCGCGCCATCAGCGCCGCGCACGCCCGCAGGGCGGCGTCCTCGAGCGCGCCGGGGCTGGGCCGCCGGCGCAGGAGCTGCGCCCGCAGCTCGACCAGGCAGCGCTCGGCCGCCAGCGCCGCCTCCGCCCAGTCGCCGCCCGGTTCCCGTCCGGCCGCCTCGAGCGTCAGCGCCTCCAGCGTGAGCAGCGGCAGCCGCACCGCCGCGCCGGGGCCGTGCTCCAGCCAGCGCAGGTTGAGGGCGGCGGATTCAACGCCGAGACGCTGCGGCGCGGGGATTTCCCCCTTGCCGCTCCGCGTCTCCGCGCCTCCGCGGTTCAATGTGACCGCACTCATCGCCCACCTCCCTGCGCCTCGCGCGCCAGGCTGACCGACAGCTCCTCCAGCCGGGTGACCACGCGCTCCTGCTCGGCCAGCAGATCGGCCAGGAGGATGGCGGCCACCGCCGGCGCCGCCGCGTAGCCGGCCCGCAACTCCTGCGCCGCCGTGCGGCACGCAAACAGCGCCAGGGTCAGCGGCGGCGCCGCCGGCCCGGTGCCGGGCGTGGCGGTCCGGTCGCCCAGCATCGTGATCGGGATGGTTTTCATGGTCGGTTGGGAGTTGGGGATTGAGGCGGGTGAGGTCATTCGTCGCCCTCCTCGCGGTTGAGCGCGGCGCGGACGTGGCGGATGGTGAGCGGCTTGTGGTGGGCCAGGCGCGTGGCCTTTTGCAGGGCGTTGAAGAGGATGCGCACCCGGCCGCGCTCGCGGGCGATGGCCTCCAGCTCGTCGAGGTGCTTCTCGGCGTCGCGCAGCTTGAGGGCCTGGGCGATGGCCAGCACGTCCTCGCGCGGCGGGAAGGCCGGCAGCCACAGAAACTCGCTGCGCCCGCCCACCCGCCCCTCGAACTGCTCGAAGTAGCCCTTGTCCGCGCCCCGGCTCAGCGTGGCCTCGAACTCCGGCACACAGATCAGGATCACCGTGCAGCCCGTGTCGTCCTGGAGCTGCTGGAGGAAGTTGAACACCGGCTGGCTCCACCCGTGCCGGTCCTTATACATCCGCTGAATGTTGTCCACGATGATGCACGAGCGGTCGGTCACCGCCTCGGTGATGCGCTCGCGCTTCTTCTCGATGTTGTGGAACTCGCTGACGCCATACTTCACCGCCAGCTTGGTCACAAAGCGCCCCATCGTGGGCGTCTCCGGCGTCTCCAGGTGGACCACCACGCCGTGGTTGTTGAGCGCCGCGTAATGCTTGGCGCAGCACGACTTTTGCGAGCCGGTCGGCCCGATGATCAGGCCGAACTTGCACACCGTCTCCGGCGCCCGCTTGAAGTCCACGTAATCGCGGATGCTCTCCCAGGTGGGCGTCTCGATGAAGGCCACGCGGCCCGCCAGCCGCGCAAGCTGGTCCTCCTGGCGCAGCGCCGCGATCAGCGCCGAGAGCCGCGAGAGCTTGAGCAGCGGCGCGCCGTCGTCATTGAAGAGCTTGCCGCGGAGGATGCGGCTGAGCGTGGTCTCGTGGAGGTCGAAGCCGCGCTTGCGGCACAACGTCTCCAGCGCCGTCAGGTTCCTCGAGCAGTGCTCGCGCAGGAAGGCCCCCAGCCAGAGGCAGTCGTCGCGGATCTCCTCCGGGTAGGCCGCGAAAAGGTGCTGGAGTTTGTGGGTCTCAAGTTGCAGGGATTGGGTCTGGCTCGGCATGGGGTTCCTCCTGGTCTATGCGTGGCGTGGGGGTGGTTGGGTCCGACAGCTCGCGCGCCCGTTGCGCGAGCAAAGCAATGGTGCTGCGCTGCCGTTGCAGCGTCCCGGCCTCCGGCCGGTCGAACAGCCGGCGCGAAGGGGAAGGGACGAGGGGAGAGGGGGGAGGTAGGAGGGGTGAGGTAAGAGGAGTGACCTCGGACCTTGGACCTTGGACCTCGGCCCCCGGACCTTGGACCTCGGCCCCCGGACCTTGGACCTTCCCGACCGTCCCCCGGCCGTCGCGGGCCGCGCCCTCGCGCGCCACGCCCCGGCCGAAACTCGTGATGATCCGCAGCTCCGTGCGGTGCCAGTTGCGGTAGCGGCGCCGGTTCTCCGCCGCCGCCGAGCCATCGGCCGCCCGACCGAACTGCGGCCCCGGCGCCTCGTAGGCCGCCCAGCCCAGAAATTGTCCGGCCGCCCAGCCCGCCCGGTTCGCGCTCGAGGTCTCGGCGTTCCAGATCGCGCAGCCCAGCTCCGGCTCGGCGGGATCAAAAGCCACCGCCACCCGAAACCCGTTGCCCATCGCCGCGAACAGCTCCGGCGCCGTGAACGGATACACCTGCCCGCCGCGCACGGGGGCCACGTGCCCGCCGTCCACCCGCAGCTCGCTCCGCTCCGGCAGGAACACCGCCAAATCGTCCCGCGTCAGTTCGCGCCGCCCGAACCGCGCCTCCGCCGCCACCCACCGCTCGTCCGGGATCCCGCGCTGGAGGGCGCCCTGCTTCTCCCGGCCGTTGAGCCACGTCATCGCCCAGGCCAGCGATTCGCTCACCTCGGTGATGTGCCCGAAACCGCGCCGGCTCGGGTGCGCCACCCCGGCCTTCACCGCCGTCCACGCCCGCGCCGCCGCCTCGAACTCGCCCCGGTAACGCCCGACGTTCGCGTGCGGCCGCGCCGCCATCACCTTCTGCAACTGCCGGAAGCCGCCCTCGATGAAGCCCTTCTGGTGCGGGCTGTAGGCGAAGACCACCTCGATCCCGAGCTGGTGCAGCCCGGCCACCAGGATCCGCTGCTCGCCCTCCGCCAGGCCCGCCCGCTCGACCTCCTCCTCCGCCCAGGTGTCGTCCGCCTCGAGCGTGAGGCCCTTGATCCGCTTGCTCCGCCAGGTGCCCCGCTCGATTCGCACCCCGCGCCGCGGCTTGCCCCACGCCGTCATCAGGCCGCGCAGAAATCGCAAAATGTCCTCCGCCCGGTAGGCGTCCCGCGGCCGGCCGATCAAGAGGTGCCCCAGCCACTTCCCGCTCGCCACGTCCAGCGCGTAAAGCCCCTGACGCCCCAGCCCCGCCCCGTGCCGCTCCGCCAGCCGGTCAGGCCGCGCCTCCACCCCCTCGGGCAGCTCATACCAGAACGGCTGGTTCACGCTCATGTCGTCCAGCTCCCACCAGTCCCCCGGCTGGATCTGCACCCGCTCGCCCGTCGGCAGGACCTCCGTCATGTCCCGGAAGCTCTCGTAACTGTTGAGCTGGTAGGCCCGCGCCCCGCGCCCCAGCTCCCGCACCTGCGGATTGACGCGCGCCAGCTTGAGCAGCGACCGCGGGATCCGCCGCGCCCCGGCCAGGTAGGCCCGCAACGCCGCCGGACACTCCGCCTCCTCCGCCGCCAGCCGCCACGCCAGCTCCGCCGATTCCACCCGCAGCGCCAGCTCCCGAATCTTCGCCGTGAACTCCGCCGTCAGCCCGAACGCCGCCAGATGCGAGCGCCGCCCGCACCGATGCGTCCCCGGCGTCAACGCCGCCTCGCCCCCCGCCTCGAACGCCTTCACGTAACCGTGCAACGTCGCCACCGCCACCCCCATCCGCCGCGCCGCCGCCTCAAACCCCTGCCCCGCCGCCCGCAACTCGTAAAACGTCCGCACCAGTTGCGCCCGCCGGTTCCGCTCCAGGAGCGCCCGCGGCGAGGGAGCCGACGCGGACGGCGCAAACCCAGCCGCGCCGTCCGCGCACAAACCCGGAGCGGTCGCCGCGTCAGGGCCGCGCGGCGCTGGCACCTCCGGAAAATCGCCCCCCGCCTTCCGTTCTCCGCCCGAGAGCGAGGCCGCCGCCGGTGTTTCATGCGCTCCACTACCGGGCGGAACCGGGATCTCCCCGGACACCATGCCGGCGGCGGCCAAGGCAACGACGGCGCCGCTCCTTGAAGTCCGCGCGGCGTCACCGCCCGCGCCGCCTGGCAAACCAGGCGTCCAGGTTCCGGTCGGGACGGCGCCGTCGAAAATGGGAAAGGCGTGCAT